GGAGAGACACCCGTAAGGGTGTCTCTGAGTTGCTTAGCGATAGGCAGCTCTAAATTCCGTATGGAGGTTTTTCATATGCCTGGACATTCTATACCGATATCCACCGAGGTTATCAGCCCCGATGGAAAACACCGGATAGTTGTCACCTATGACCCGAGCATGAGCAGAGCTCATCGACGAGAACTTCGTAGGTCTGCAAAACGCAGGTTACGTAGTATGATGGATGGTACATGGAGAGCAAAGCGCCGTAAAAAGCGCTCGCACTACAGAATATCAAACATCTTCGTCCGGCACCGTTTTACTGAGTTACCGACTAGGTTTCCAAACCCTAAGTCAGGATCTCTTGTGAAGTTGGGTTTTCAATACAACTTCCAAAACAACAAAGTTGTTAGTAAGTCAGCGGTGACCAATGGTGAGACTCGAACGAGTCCCCGTCATGGTCGTGAATGTTGGGACCAGGTTAATCCTGGCCCTCCATATCATACTGGCGGTCCGTTTCAGCTCATTCAATATCAGGTCCCGGGTGCAGAGCGTCACCCTGGCGCAACCTCAGGAAGTCGGGGAAACCCGAACAACCCCTCAGGGACTTACTCCAGTTTTACTGGAGATTATCTCTGTGGCGGTACGTGGTTAGACGATACGTTTGGATCGTATCCCACTACCGCGAGGCCAGCAGGAAACTCTCTGTCGGCGTATTACGACCGGGCTTGGGATCAACTCAAGCCACAAATCCCACAATGGAACGCTACTCAATTTATTTATGAGTTGCGCGATTTGCCTGGTATGTTGGAAACAACCGCTAATGGCTTCCATAATGCATGGAGATCATTTGGCGGCGGTTATTCAACTACCTTTATGCATCCGTCGCATGTTGCGGATCAATTCCTCAACGAGCAGTTCGGGTGGGTTCCCTTCATTTCTGATATCCAGAAGTTTTTAAACACCTGGGACAGGTCCGCGGACTATATATCTCGAATGGTAAGAGATAATAGGACGTGGGTGAAGAGGAGTCGCGTATTGGAAGAGACTGATGAAACTACTTTAATCGGCGGGTTCAATATTGCTGACTGCATCCCCAGTGATGGGGGTGTAGATTTCAACAATCAGAACATGTGCCGAGTTCAGAAGTTTAATGGCGTAAACTGTAAGGGGTTCACCCAATTCCATTTGCGCGTAACTAAGCGCATTTGGGCAAGTGGATCCTTTCTGTTTTATCGCCCGGAATTTGATCCGACAGATCCTGATTTTGACTCAGGTCTGATGACCCTAAGGCGTGCTTTAACGCAATATGGGTTTCGAATCAATCCGTCAGTCTTGTACAAGATTACGCCTTGGACATGGGCCCTAGATTGGTTTACCAATTTAGGACGCCATATCGATCGTCTCAACGACTTCGTCGAAGATGGGATCGTGTCCAGAAATCTCTACGTCATGGAACGTCATGAGAGAACAATGACTAAAACTTGTTTTCTCAATTACTATGACAATCCCGTGACTCTCCAATGGCAGCGTAACTTAGCTGTCAAGAAGAGAGAAGTGGCAGATGGACCATACGGTTTTAACGTGCCTTGGAACACTATAACTCCGAGGCAATGGGCGATCCTTGGCGCCATCGGCATCAGCCGAACGTCGTCAGGGTTCATATCGCGTGGAGCCTAGGCTTGTGCTCACGGAGGCACTGGCACCACGTTAACACTCCGATAATTCAGGAGGTCAACAATGGCGCTTACCGATCCACAATCAATCACTGTCAACGCGGTTGCGCAAAGCATGCCGCGTATTTCTACAACCACTGGTAATAACCAGCGGAAGTCCACCTATCAGAAATCTGATAGAACTTACGCCCTCGATGTATTACATCGCGACATTCAGCGTAACAAGAGGAATAGAACTATTTCCCTCGTTACGTTTACGCAGACCGCCACGGTTACAGACCCGTTTGATTCGAGTCTATACCCTGATACGGTCTCGTGGTCGGTCCAACTTGACAAACCGGTTACTGGTTTTACCCAGACCGTAATTGATCAAATGTGGACAGGATTTAAGACGTGGTACGACAGCACTATGGTTGGAAAGATTTTTGGAGGTGAAAGCTGATGGAGAGATCCTTCAACTCTATCCTTCAAATCCTACGGGAGGGAATTCCTTCTCTCACGATCGGAGAGTTGGTAGTTATACATCAAGAGATTGATGTAGCTCTTAACTACCTTCTAAATCTTTGCCCAATATCTGACACGCTGGACCTTCGTTCAGTTAATGTCAGAAAGGAGACCATCGATTATGGCAATAGCCACATCGAAGAGTACAAAGATGCCCTTAAAGGGTATCCTGTCCACCCTGTCTTTGGAGATCGCTGAACAAACGATTCTCTCAAAGATTTCTGATCCTGAAGGTCGTACCTTTCTTGCTTTGGTTTTCTCTTTGATGAGGAACCCAAAGGCGTTGAAAGAGTATGACTTCATTATTACACGAAAGCAACCTATTAAGGCTGCGTCTCCGTCGAAAAACGGACGTGTGGTCAGTAGGGGTCGAAAAAAACAACCGTAGTTACTTGATTGATTGCCCCGCGAGGGGAAGGTAATGCGTCGTTGCTAGATAGACGACCTTCCAGAGATGGAGGACGCCTATGAAAAGCTACGCGAGTGACTACCTTGAATTGGCAAGACGTATCTATTTAGATGCGTGCCTGCATTGCGTCGCTAAGGTCTCTCATCGAGATCTAAGAACTATACGATCCCGAGTGCAAACACAAGGGCTATCGTTTTTAACAATAACCCTACCTGATTTTTGCTCTGACTTTGAAAAAAGTTTGGAGCTTGGTCAAGTTGACCCATCACTCTTCAGATCTTTTAAGAAGAGTGGATCAATTCCTGCATTTCTGCAAGGTATGATCGGTCAGGTGTTTGTGAAAGAGACAGGAAGGATAAATTATGACAACCCCCAAATACCCAGAGTCATCTCGGCTGTCAGGCAGATCTGCCTGGCATTCAAGAAAACAAAGGGCGCGTGTGTCCCCTCAAGGGAACGTCGCGCGATTGAGGGCTTCATTGCTTGTGAGCAAGAACTCTCTTCGTACCAGCTACCAGAAGAAGATAGGAAGAATTTCTCCTATGCTTCTTTTGTGCTTTGGAACCGCATCTTGGCTGATATACGCCTTGATTTGTTGGTCCCTAGGCACGGTCCCGGTAATACTGCCGAACGGTACACCCCTAACGGGAAGTACCGGTGGCGTATATGGCACCATAGGCTTGAGCCTTATTTCCCTCTTATCGGCAATGGTTTTCCGTTATCTATCGGAGAATCATTTGTTGAGACAGAGGAGCTTAAGCAAGTCACCTATGTATCTTCGGATATGGAGCAACCTTCTCGGGTTGTTCTCGTTCCGAAAACGAAGAAAGCCCCACGTATCATAGCGATCGAACCAGCTTGCATGCAATATGCACAGCAGGCGATTCGAGACATTCTATATAAGAAGCTCGAGTCCGATTACCTGACCGCTGGTCACGTTAATTTTAGTGATCAGTCGGTTAATCAGGTCTTGGCTATGAGTTCTTCGATCGACAGTCGGTTTGCGACCATCGACTTAAAAGACGCGAGTGATAGGGTTCCCCTTGATCTTGCCCTTTTGATGTTCGATAGTAATCCCGATTTACGGGATGCTATTGAAGCATGCCGGTCAAGACGAGCGGAGTTACCAGATGGACGTATTGTCCATCTGTCTAAGTTCGCTTCCATGGGTAATGCTCTGTGTTTCCCAGTTGAGTCAATGTATTTTTACACTATATGTGTAATGGCTCTTCTGAGGTTTCACAACCTTCCTGTAAGCAGACGTAACATAGAACGTGTTACGTCCGACGTCTTCGTCTACGGAGATGATTTAATCATCCCCGCGGACGCTGCGACTGTGGTTTTTGATTACCTACAAAAATACAATTGTAAGGTAAATGACCGCAAGACTTTTTATCGCGGAAAATTCCGTGAATCTTGCGGAGTAGATGCATTTTGTGGTACGGACGTAACGCCCGTATATATCACAAACGATCTACCTAAAAACCTACGGAATTCCTCTGAACTCATTTCATGTGTGGAAAATGGTAACCGATTTCACCAAAACGGTTACTACCACACTTCCCAGTTTCTCTTCGAGAGAGCTGAGAAGATTTTGGGGCCTTTGCCCCACATAAGTGAGTCCTCAGGAATTTTAGGCAAACGTTTCTGGGGTCCAACTTCTAAAGTAACAATGCGCTACAATAGAAGGTATCACGACGCAGAAATACGTGCGTGGGTCCCCTCCTCTGTTGAATTAAAAGATCCAATAGATGGGTTTGCCGCACTCCATAAAGCTCTTGAGAAGTTAGAGAGACTTAAAGATCTCTCTCTTCCAAGGGCGAAAAAGCCTATGGAGTACTCCGTGCTGCACGGCGCAGCCACATTGAAACGCCGGTGGGTCGCCAGATATAATCTGGCGTAATGGCCTCATTAGGCCTAGGGGGTAACTTTCCCCCCCTGTAGCGGTGAAGCTGGTGTGAGCCCAGTAACGGGCACGTGGGGGGTGGGTTAACCCCTTCCACTAACGCCCGTTGCTAACTCGAGCCAGCGCCCCTTATCGGGGGTCCGCCTTTGGGGGTAGGTGCAGTGCACCCCCCTACCCGTGGAGAGACACCCGTAAGGGTGTCTCTGAGTTGCTTAGCGATAGGCAGCTCTAAATTCCGTATGGAGGTTTTTCAT